TGCTACCACTGGATCTAATGATTGCAAATGGGCTATCAATAAAACTACCAGCATCAGAATAACGTAAGATTGCAAAATCAGAACCTGCATTTGAGCCTGATTCAGCAGTAGCATTACCAGGTTGAATTTCCCAACGCTGAGAGCCATTTGAAAGACCTCTAATAAGATTACGATTTGTTGAACCACCATGATTTAATGTTAATGTAGGAACAGCTTTACTGATAGTAATGTCACCAGCAAAAGAAGATACCCCAGCTCCAAGAAAGTTATAAGCACCAGTACTTGCTGTAAATTGAAAAAAGTCACCTGCAAAAACTGAGTCATACAAACGAACAATGCCATTATGTCTGTAGAATACTGAAGCACCACCACCTAAATCTCTATCAAATGATCCAAATCCGGATTCTGTACCAAATGAAGAAATTCCACCATTATCACTAATAGTTGCACTTGAGCTTTTAATCAGCTCACCAGTTGTTGAATTAAATCTGGGAATTGAGTTATCAGTGGATGAGGCCGGGCCTTTGACAATACCTAAGCCTTCAATGGAAATACGACCAGCAGCAGATCTTGCTAATGTTGTATCAGATACATGTCCTAACTCAATAGAAGTAGGAACATGAAGTGAGTTTGCTTTAAGTTGATTTGTTGAATTATCAAAGAAAAGATTTGCATTATCTTGCTGTAGATTGCCACTTCCATCTGCAAATAACACACTACCAGAAGCAAATGGTGCATTTGCAAAAAAACCAATTATTGCAGATACATCACCTGCTTCTGATCTTTTGTGATGAAATGGTGGCCTTGCAAGCATTAGCCTTGCACCGCTACACTTGATCCTTTAAAGGCTTCCCAAAATAAGAGAGCACGAGCAAAATACCGTGCAGATTCGGTTGTTTCACCTATATCTTCAAGTATTCGTGAACGTGCAAAATCTTCAACTGCTGTATTCATTTCATCAAGTATCCAGTCTGTATTTGCATCTTCTGTCATGACTACATGATATTGAAAATATCCAATCTTCAAAGAGGACTGTAAACGTGAGATCTTAAAGACTATATTATTACCAGAGCGATGCCAAACATCAAGACATTCTTGTCCATTTTGAAAAACTTTCTTAGGATCACGCCAATCAAGATATTTGCTATAGCCGGCCGGTCTAATGTAATCAATCACCTTAAATCTAACAAATGGGCTGGCACTAATATCAAATGATTGTGTGTACTCAGATGAAGAAATAGCATGTTCAAGATCAACACGATCATTAGGAAAATTTGCAGTTGCAAAAAACGAAACTGCTGCATTGATAGCAGAGCGTATATCTGATGTCTTATCAGGACGTTTTGTTTTTGATATAACTGTTGTAATCATATCACCAAATGACATTTTGGTCTCTTAAGATTACGAGTTATCAAGCTTTTGTTCTTGTTGCTGAAGTGTCTGATCCTCTTGTTGTAATGGAATTGGTAGAATCTCTGGTTGAATCATCCTAGCAGCTTGATAAAAGTATTCTGAGACTTCAGTTACACGCACATGACCACTTGTTTTGCTTACAAAGTCTTTGCGAACAACTGCAATTTCATCTGAATCATCTGTAATGAAGAAATGATCTTTGAAATTGGCCTTTTTACCAGGGCCAACAATAAAACGAAATCCTGCAATTGAGGAATGAAAATAGACAAATGGTTTGTTGTTGATCTTAGATTCAGCAGAAGAAACAGATACCGCTGCCGGTTGTTTGGCTTTGGCATCTGTTTCTTGCTTGGCTTTTGCTAATCTCTCAGCAAATGAAAGACTAGGTTTGCCATTATCTTCTGACATTGTATTCTCTTAGTCTCTAATGTATGTTATCCTGCGGCGCCGGCTGTAAGATCATAGATGATAAAGCAGCCAGATGGATTCATGAGTTCAACAGCAAATTCTGTGGTAAAAGAACCACCATTTGCATCAACACCATTAGCATTGTTTCGACCAGTTCCACCAAATTCTTCAGCTTTGGTATCACGGCCTTCCATGTAAGCGAGCTTAAGAGAAGGCATGTCAACACCAACAGCCAAATCTTCCATACCAGTAAGACCATTTAGAAGTGGATGTTCCATCAGAATCAGATTACCTTTGTAGAACTTAAAGCGTTGGAAAGAGAACCCAAATCCTGACTGATCTGGCAGCAGTTGAATTGTACCATTAAGACGTGCAATTTCATTGAAAACCTTCATTGCTTTTGAACCACAGAAAGCCACACGTGTCTTTGAGTCACCCATGTTATGAGAATAGATCCATGCTTCTTCAAGAATGTCAATCAGCTGTGTCATGTTGGTTGTTGCAGCAGCAGTTGCAACGTTATTTGGAGCATATTGAGTAACAGCATCAATTACACCTTGAGTTGCATGCAAAGGTTGTGAGCCTGAAGTATCCATCTTTGCTTGACCAAACAAGATTGCAGCTTCAATGTCAACACTATGTAGAGTGGAGCAATCAAGGCGTGTTTCAGAGATGTTTGTAAACCCAAGTTCAATAGCAGAAGCACGTGCAGTATCAGTCAATGCCCATGCATTACGAAAGATTTGTGTAAAGTTAGGAATATGTACAACAGTCATACCACGAGCAACTGGACGATCAGAACCTTCTGCAAAGGCTGTACCAATTACGATAAGAACTTGGTTATCAAAGATTGCAACAGGAGCAACACGACCAAATGCACGTGTAACAGTAATTTGGGCGGCTGAGTTAACAGTTGTAACACGCATATTCTCACGAGTGGTTGGATTATATAGAACCATTCCAACTGTGATACCAGCAGATGAATCAACAGTTAGTGCAGTCGCAATAGGATCATAACCAGTCGGGGAACCAGCAGATTGATTGATTTGAACACTACCAAAAACAAGAGTTTTGGTAAAGTAGCCATGTGTTGAGGAAACAGCACGTGATTTACCAGTTTGTGAAGTTAGACCAAAGATAGGAAAAGAGCCATCAGGAAACAGGCGCATCATTGTTGCAGCAAAAGAACGCTTATTGAGAGTGGCAGGATTGACGGTTGTGTTAAAAACCGACGTATAAAACGGCATGTGCTACCTAGCTCCTTTTCTTTCGTTAAGCTGCTTTTGATTCGTTGGATTGCTGCTGTTGCTGTGAGTTTTGTTGCTGTTCTTCAGTTGGTTGTAAATAAGCGCTCCAGTCTTCAACTACAACTTCATCTTTCCCACGCTGTCTTGTCTCAGATTGTCCAGTCTGTTGCTGGAAAGCTTTGGGGTTAATGGCTTTTGCCATTTCAGTGAAGTACTCTTGCGTCAGTGTTGCAACTTCATCCTCAGTTGCATCAGGAAATTTGCCAGCAATCTTTTCAGAGATCATTGACATATGTTCCCGCACAACAGGATTATCTGACGCATTTGGACCGCTTATTGCTTTTGATTTTGCAAGGTGTGTACGAAGTGCTGCTGGGAGACCTTGCTGCTCATGTTTAACACGCGCTTCAATGAAGTGGCTCGTAAGGCCGGTCGAATGCTCCAATGCGCGTGAATAGGCTTGTCTGCCAGCAAAGTTAATTGCAGCTAGTAGTGTTTTTCCGTCAATAGCTTCACCTGATTGGAGCTTTTGCACAATATCATCAGGTAAACCTGACGTAAAATCCATCTTGCCTGCTGCTTCTTTCACTTTGTCGGCGGCTAACAAAAACTTAGGAGGTTCATTCTTTCTCAGAGTTTCAGGATCAGCAGGAGAAAAGAGACCATCATACATTGACATAACATCTGGTGATTCTTCTTCTTGTGATTGTTGCTGTTGTTGCTGTGATTGAACCTTTGGCTTACCTGTTGCTGGATCAATCTCATTGATATTGGGCTTGGCAGCAGGCTTTGTTCCCTTTCTTTTCTGAAAACGAGCAAAAATGCTGTCAAGTATTCCTGTTTGTGTTGCCTGCGGCATTTGTGGCTCCTGTTACTGCATTTGGGTTCGATGTGGGTTGATTCTTGTGAATTTGAAGCAATGTCTCAATAACATTGATTCCACCTTTCACAAAAACCTGTTGCATTGCATACAGATCTCTGTTTTCACTGTAAGTCTTAAGATCAATGTTTGCATGATCTTGATACAGCCCACATTTAAGATGATTCAGATACTTAACAACAGATGGACTAGATAAAGCAGTTTGAATTGCTTTAATATCAGCTTCCATTAGAGTAATGGGTTCAACTGTAATAACTATTCCATCAATAAAATCAATTGAGGATGGAATCATGGTGTTTGTGTTCCTGTTGCAGGTTGTCCAGGTGCAGCAGCAGGTGTTTGAGGTAAGAATTGATCAAGACCACGTACACCACCAACACTCAGTAAGTATAAGAACATTTTTGGAAGCATTGCACCCATTGTTTGCTGTAGAACTTGTGAAGATGACAGAAGTTGAATGCCACCAGTAAGCATTTCTGTTGATGCAATCTTATCTGCTGGTAAAAGACCATCAGCTAACTTAAAGTTGTTGACATTTTTACGCATTTCTTCAAGTTTCTTTGCATCAATTTCATAAACTTGACCAGTATTCATGTTTTGATAGTTACCAGAAACACCATGTTGGTAAATATTTAATTTAACTTGTTCTTTAATAGGTAACATTTGTTGATATTCAATCATAAGAGCACAGTTACGCATACGCCCATAAGAACCTGCCATTGTGTCATCCCATTCCTTGCGAGATTTATTACCTTTTTGAAACTGACCACGTTGTGCACGATTAACACCATTAAGATCATCCGCCATGCTAGACATCATAGTCATATCTTGAACAACAGTCTCAGTACCCTTGTGATCAAATGGAATAGATTTATAAATATCTTCTAATTTTTTGCCACCAAGCAGAGCATTAGCTTTGAATGGAATCTTGGCCGCTGGATATGGTGAATTTACGTCATTTGGATTTAATGCAGTGGAGTCATATATAGCGCGATCAACAACAGCACGACGAGCAGCGTTAAGACGAATAGAGAAAAGCTTAGAATTTGCATCTTGAAATGGAATTGCATTTTCAGCAGTTGTACTTGTTTGATATGCAAAGCCATCTTCAAGAGGTTGTGAGAAAAACATTGGGATTGTATCGTAAATCGTGAAAATCCTTTTTGCATACACAAGCTTTTCATGATTTACAAAACATAGTTTCCAAACTTGTGGAGTACCTTTCTTAGGTACATTCATAATTTTATGTTCTTCAGGAACAATACGTGCATACAGAGTTGTATGTTCATATAAGTCAGACATGCGACTAAAACGATCAACACCTTGGCGTTTCTTTTGATCAGTAAGATAGGCAACCCAATCCATCATTTGTCCATTCTTAAGTGCTTTATTATTTATTAACTTTGATATCTGCGGCTTCTCAGTATAATAACCAAATATATCAGTTGTTGGAGATGATGTTGCAGAAAGAGCTGATCCCATAGCCTGCGATGTATGATAACCATTGCCTGAAGCCTCATAGTATGCAAGTTTACGTTTTAGTTCAATTCGTGAAATAAGTTCAATGTAACCTGCATACTCACCAGAGTATGGAATATCTACAGGATTTACACGACCATCCATGATTGTATTATAAGTATCCATTGATTTAAGTTTATTGATGTAATATTGTGTGGTTTCAACCTTATTTTTAGTTGGCTCCATATAATTAGATGTAAAATTATAAAGATCAAGAGCACACCAATCAACTTCAACAGCTGAAAGATTATATTTAACTGCAT